ATAACAAATTTACTTTCTTGAATTTTTTGTTTTATATCAGCTATATATTGGTTTAATATAGTTGTAGTTAATATTATAATACCAGCATTATATATAATTTTACGATCAAGACTTGTAAAATCATCTAATTTTCTATATGGATGAAAACGAAATATTAAAAATAAACATATATATACTCTAAAATAGTAATCAATATCATTTAAGAACAAAACACTGCTATTAAATATACCTAAAAAAGAAATAATAATTAATGCGTATAAAATAAATAAAACGAAATCAAAAACTCCTTCTTGATATTTATAACTATTAAATGCCATATATATAAAAATAATATTTTTATTATTTTATTATTTTTATATAATTATGAATATTACTGAGAACTAGAATAAAAATCTAGTGTTCTTGCACTTGGATCTGTAGCATCTGTATATTTTGGCATCCAAAAATAAGGTAAAATTTCTGAACAATTTGGAAAGGATTTATCAAAAATGCTTTTATAATAAACCTTTTCTGTTGTTATATTTGGTTTCCATTTATCAGTTGAGTTCACTATATTCATTGTTTTTGCTATGTATTCTTGTAAGATTTGATATAATGATCTACCTTGTGAACTAACACCATCACTAAATGCCTCTTTTTTTCTGTATAAAATTTCATGAGGTAATAATGGTTGTGACAAATAATTACTAAAATTATTAAAGTTAAAACTTTCTCTCAATATATATTTTTCAACATTTGAAAAATTATTTTTATGATTTCTAAAATAAGGAGGTATAGATAATACAAAATTTACAAAACTTCTATCTAGGAATGGAGTTCTGGGTTCTAATCCATGTGATGAAATAGATTTGTCTGAACGTAAAACATCGAATAAATGAATATCTTTTAATAACCTTCTAGTTTCTCTATCAAATTCAATATCATCAGGACATTTATTCATATAAAGGTAACCTCCAAATAATTCATCTGAACCATCACCATTGAATATAACTTTTGCTTCGGAATTTTTAGCAATATATTTTCCAAGTAAATAATTACCTATACTAGCTCTTACTGTTGTGGTATCATAACTTTCAATTGCATAAATGACTTCAGGAATCGCTTCAAACATTTCTTTTTCGGTTACTATAATTTCTGTATGATTTGTACCCAAATATTCAGAGACAATACGTGCATATTTTAAATCTTCTGAACCGACTAATCCAATACTATATGTTTCCAGTTTATTAGGTAAATTATGTGAAGTATAAAAATTATTAACCAATGCAGCAATTAAACTACTATCTAAACCTCCTGATAAAAGACATGCAATAGGTCTTTCTGTGGTAAGACATCTTTTATTTACAGCTGCATTTAAATAAGAAGAAATTCTTGAATACATATTATTAATAAATATATCTTGAGTTTGATTGTTAATTAACCAACTATGAGAAAAACTAGGAATAAAATATGAAACATTTTCTTTTTCAGGTTTCCATATACAACTTACTTTATTACTCAAATTGAAAATACTATATGTTCCAGGCGTAAATTGACAAATAGAATGATCAGTTATACTATCATTATAAAAACTCTCTAGACATTTTAGTTCTGATGCAAAACCTAAAAAATCATACAAGTTATTACCATTTAATATAGATAAACTTTTTAAATAATATAATGGTCTTACACCGAATGGATCACGACAAACGTATAATTTATTATTTAAATCATGTGTAATACGATTATCATATAATATAAAAGCATAAACACCATCTAACATATTGAGAGTTTGTTCAATTCCATATTTTAAATAAAGATGAATAATAACTTCACAATCAGATCCAGTTTTAGGAGTTATATTCATATATTTATACAATTGTTGATAATTATATATTTCACCATTACATATCAAAACTATATCATTAATAACTAATGGTTGATTAGATTCTTCATTTAATCCATTAATTGCCAACCTATGGAACCCTAATGTCATTTTCATAAAACTTGTATCTAATTTTGAAAATTCAGGTCCTCTATTTTTTCCTTTCATAAATTCTTTTTCAATAATATTATTAGAAAATTTATTACAATTTAAAAGAGCAAATATTCCACACATTTATTATATAAATTTTTCTCATTATATCTTTATATAATTTATATAATTTATATAATTTATATAGTTTATATAATTTATATTAATTATATATATAATGAAAAATACGCGTAAGTTTAAGAGAGTAAAAAAAACAAAATTTAGCAAAAAAAATAGAAAAGGTGGTACAGATTTTTTTCCAAAAGGTTACAATCCAATTAAAGGTATTGGCAATACATTAAAATTAAGAAGTAAGGGATCCACTAATAACCCTGTTATTGGACAACATGTAGGATTAACAGGACAGCAAATGAATCAAATTATACAACCATTGCAAGATGTAGAAAATAAAATGACTTTTATAATGAATAACATATCAGATTTAAAATTAAAGTGTCTTTCTGAATGTATAAAAAATGCAAGTAATATAGACAATGAAACTGCATCACAAATAAAGGCAATGACACAACAAAAAGACATTTACGAATGGGGTAATATGTGCTCAACTTCTTTAAATACTACACAATGTAAAGAATTAATGAAAAATATAAAAGATATGGAATTGTATATAAATTATATTAAAAAATTAAGTGAAATGAGTACTATGTATGAATCTAAATTAGTAGAAATAAAAAAAAATATAGATATGTCATCAATGGATATTAATGAAAATTTTTAAAATAAATAAATTATATTATTTTTTATATTTTTTATAAACAATATAAACAATATAAATTTTATAAACAATATAAAAAATAATATAATTTTATATTATATAAATGAATAATAATTATAAAAATCAAAGTCAAAGTGAATGTAGTTCTCAAATTCAAGAACAATCAAATAGAAAAATTTATGATAGAAACATTCCTTCTCAAATGTTACAACCATATTTAGATGTAAGACCTGTTATGACAAAATATTCCTATTTTCCTATTGTTGATCCCAGAAGACAGTTAGACGTTCCATTACAACAATTACCAACATATAATGTTCATAAAGTATTTAATCCTGGAAATACAACTTCACCTTGGTCAGGATTTGCTTCTAATATAAATAAGGAATCTGAATTAAGAAACCAAATATACGCTTATCAAAAATGTAGTCAATCAGTCTATGTACCAAATAGTAATAGTGACTTATATAATTATAAATTTCATTCAACTAAACAACCAAATCCACATGAATTACTATTCAAAAAAGAAACTTTTGCATCTTTTAATCCAAATCAACAACCAGAAATATTAGGATCACAAATATTTTTAAATAATACAAGATCTCAAGTAAAAGATATGACAAAACAATCATGTTAAAAATATAATAATTTAAATAATATAAAATATTATATGTCGGAAGCTTTTGTTAATCAAGTAACATTAGATTGTTTATTAAATAAACAAATGTATAACAAACAAATTAAAACAAAAAAAGCTAAACTAGTAAACAAAGAAGAGAGAACTTTTTATCGCAAACGAACATTTAATTTATTTAAAGATATAATTAATAATAACATACCGAATAATTTATTACCTGATGTAAAATATGCTTATGATAATTTTTTTAATGCAACAATAAATTACTTTAAGACAATTGATAATAATGATATAATACAAAATGAATACAAAGATGTCATATTTTCAGACGATATGTCATGTAATAATTTTGATATTTCAACTAATTATAAAAATAATTCAGAAATAGATTTGTTATTAACGCGTTCAATAAAAATAGAAACACCCACTTTAGATAAATATGTTATAAAAACATATACTAAAGAAAAACAAAAACTAATATTACCAAAACAAAAAGAAATTAATTTAAATGATCCTGAATTAAAAACTAAAGGAATAAAATAATATCAATAATATTTATGAAGACAAAAAAATATAATAAAACAAATAAAAGTAAATTTAAAAATAAAGGAGGGAGACAACATAATAAAACTTATAAATTAAAAAATGTAAATTGTAGTCCAAAACCTAAAAATGAAATAAACAAATTTTCATGTTATACAAATAAGTCGCTTTATAAATTGAGAGACTTATGGAATGCAAGACATCCAGATGTAAAAATAATGAGTAATTCACCAAAAGAAATACACCGTTTAATTAGTGAAAGACTTAGTAAAGTTTGTAATAAAGAATCGTGTTGGATAAGACAAAAAGCAGATTTTGGATCAGTTGAAAGTGATATGATTGAATCATTTGCTCCTGAATCTCCTCCTGAATGGAAAAAAAATCCGAATGAATGGTTATCTAGCACTGATATTATTGATGTAATGAAACAATATGAAAAAGCTTATAAATGTTTTGATTTTATTGGTCCATCTCCAATTGATTTTGATACTAGAAAATTATACGGAGAATGTGTTTGGGATGAGCTATGCAACTTTAGTCTTAAAGATCAAATTAAAAATGGAAAAACAAAAATAGGAATCATTTTTAATACAGATCCCCATAATAAACCAGGTCAACATTGGATTTCAATGTTTATTAATATTAAAAAGAAAACTATATTTTTCTTTGATAGTACCGGAGATGAACCAACAAAAGAAATAATGGCACTTGTTAATCGTATTAGAGACCAAGGATTAAAATTAGATCCAAAAATAAAATTTAAGTTTGATAGTAATGAAGGTATTGAGCATCAATATGGAAATACTGAATGTGGAATATATTCACTCTATTTTATTGTTCATATGTTAGAAGATAAAATGACTGCATATTATTTAAAGACACATATATTAAAAGACGAATATATGAATAAATTTAGACATATTTATTTTAATGATGAATTATAAATATTTATATTTTTATAATATATAATGCGAAATTCTAAATATAATAAAAAATATTATATGAAAGGTGGAGCTCCAGTTCCATTAAGAAATTTAGTTAATTTATATATACACATACCAGAATCACGTCCATATTTAAATCATATTTTTACTCAATATGCAGCAGCAAATGTATTAAATTTGTCATTTGTAAATGCGATAATAAATGTTTTAAATAATTCACAACCATTATCAAGTAATCAAAATAATTATTTAGATACAATTATTCCCCTAACTAATGAACAACAACAAGGAATACTTAGTGCTGTTCAACCAGATGACTCTCAACAAATAATTCCTGGATATCAATTAGATTCTCCTATAGTATCACCTGAAGCAGACCAAGAGGCAGCATTAGCAGCAGCAGCTGAAGAAGCACGTGGATATACAACACCAGCAATACCAGCATTACCAGATGATGATGATAATAATGATATAGGTAACCTAAGTGATCTAGATGATACTACAGGTGGGAAAAAAAGACAAACA